CATCACCATCACATCGATTGACACGCTGGTCAATGTTATGCAGCCCTTGGAGGATGTGTGGGATTCCCTAACCCAGCCGCTCCTGTACGCGAAATTCAAGTGGCAGGACACGAAATCATTCCAGTCTGACGCCTACGGCGGCGGCATGCAGATCGTCGTGGACGAGCGTAATCGACTGCTCCACGTGGACTTGAGCGGGTTCAAGAGCACGGTGAACCTGAGCCACGATTACCCGGTGTTCCAATACGCGTCGGGAGTGAAACCGTCCAAGGCGGTGTCTCTCGGCTGCCTGTGGGCTTTGCCAGTCGGCAATTGGGCGAAACAAGCGACTTGGAACGCGAACGGCACCATCATGGTCGTCGGCGGCTTGTCCAACGGAGACCGGTGCATGCACACGCCTCGCACCTTGACAATCCCCGACGGCGTCACGTTCAGCTAGCGGCGCCATACGGCGATCCATTTGCCGAAGATCGCGGTCTTGCCGCACCACCGCTGATAGCGCGTCGTGTAGAGGCGGAACCGGACTCCGGTGGCGGTCACGTCCCATAGGTGGGCGATGATGCCGTCCTCGTCATTGAACCCGGTGCCGAAAGGGCCGACCGTGTACGAGGCATAGTCCGGAGGCTTGCCGTTCGGAGACTTGACGCCCACCCAGAACGTGCCGTCATCACCGGTCGTTACCGTATGCCCGGCGCACTGGATATACGGCGCGTACTCCGCCGGGGTTAGGGAATCCCACACATCCTCCAAGGGCTGCATAACATTGACCAGCGTGTCAATCGATGTGATGGTGATGCC